ACCGCTGGCGAAATGAGTTCGACGGAAAAAGCTCGTTTCAAGCGCGAGAAAACCAGCTCATCCAAAATCACCTATCGTCATAGCAGATGATCATATAAAAGGGCAACACGCCTTTGTCTGCCCTTCCACTCAGATAATGGTTAGGCAGACAAACAACACATTTCTGATATGGGAACTCCACTTACAGGCAGCACGGTCGCATCAACCTACTCTGGCCTACTCAAGACTTCCGACAACGCGACGATCACCGGTAGTCTCAAGACCATTTGCGACGGAAGTGGCGTTAATTCCGCGCTTCAAGTCTCCACAAGTGCTGTCAATTCGACCGGAAACTTCTCGGTTGCCACCAATAACTTCAGCGTCCAGTCGGCCAACGGCAATACCTCAGTCGGCGGAACTCTCGCAGTCACCGGAGCAGCTACGTTGTCATCCAGTCTCGGCGTCACCGGAGCAGCTACGCTCTCTTCGACTCTTGGTATAACCGGTGCCACCACCGTATCCAACACATTGCTCGTAACCGGTGCGACCACGCTCCAGTCCACACTCGCCGTCAGCAGCAACATCTCGACCAGCGGAGGAAATCTGTCGGTCTACGGCAATATCGTTCAGTCCAATGCCGCTGCCACTAATACGATTGCCGGAAGTCTCTCAGTTGGAACCAGCACGACTCTCAGCTCGCTGACCTGTAATGGGGTTGCCACGTTCAATGCCGGCATCTCGGTTCCCACTTCGGTGACATTCGGTGGAACGGTTACGATCTCCGGTGCCACGCAGATCAACAACACGCTTGACGTAACCAACACGATCTTTACGAGCGGAAACCTGACTGCCACCGGAAATCTTATCATCAATGGTAACAGCACTCTCGGTAATGCCGCCGCCGATCTGCTGACCATCAATGCCAACACGGTCACTCTACCATATGCGACCACAGTCACGGTCGATGCAGCTTCGGACAAGATCGTAATCCTCGATGCGAGCGACTCCTCCAGACTTCGCGTTGTCAATGCCAGCTCTGTTGTCCCTGGCCAGTCGAACATGCCGCAATGTGTTCAGACGCATTTCGATTCGATCAGTAATTTCACCGGAATTTCCACAGGTTCCGGAGAAGAAATCACCGATCTTACCACAACGATCACTCCAAGATCTTCTTCCTCAAAAGTGCTGGTCACCGTGATGATCAACTATTCCAGCTTCCACGGATCCAACGGCGCATTCCGGCTCACGCGCAATGGAACCGAGATTGGTTCCAATTCCATTGGATCCTCCCTCTACGGCATCGCTGGTGTCGCTGAGAATCAACTGACCAACGAAGTGGTCAACCGTTACATCCAGTTTTTGGATACGCCTTCCACAGGTTCTGCGGTCACTTACAGGCTGCACCTCTACACCACAGGTTCTGGTGGTGCAACAGTTCCAATCGTCTACCTCAACCGTAGCCAGTCTGATGTTACTGCACCTGGCAATGCTCAGGACAGGGCGAGGGGTTCTTCTAATATGGTTCTTACCGAGTTCTTCGCATGAAACCATCCGATGTAGCGCAAGCAGCCTGCGACAAGCTCTCGTTCACGGATGCAGCCACCCTCGCGTTGGCCAAAAAGTTCTGCATCCGTCGCTACTCGATGATCTGGGACTCCTGCCTCTGGAACGATACTCTCGGGGTCATTTCCACCTCAGTCACCAACGGTACGGAACTCGTCACCCTCGACCAGACCGTCAGCGCCACCTACAACTCAGGGTCGGGCTACAACATGTTCCTCGACTTCCCAGTCGCCATCCGATTCACCATTACTGGAGAAACCGACGGCATCGAGATTGCAGCCGCAGAATGGGTCTCGTTCTTCCAACTAGATCCCAACACTTGGAACAACGTGGACTCCCGCAAGTCCACGCCCAACAACTTCGTCAACTGGGTACGCATCATCGGAGCCTCCTACGGCCAAGCCGGTGTCCCGCGCATCAAGCTCGTACCCACACCCAATACCGACGGTACACTCTTCATCCTAGGCAAGAAGCAGTCCCAGATGCGCCAGTTCGGTGAGGCAACCGCCATCTCCAACGACAGCGACTTTGAACTGCGAGGAGTCGAGAACGCCCTCATGGCCTACACCGAAGGCGATCTCCTCGAATACTCCCGCCAGTATGGCAAAGCCCAAGCCAAGTTCCAAGAAGGTGCTGCCCAAGTCTCCATCATGAAGGACATGGAGCGAGGTCAACAGCAGCAGATCAGTCGCATCATCCCTGACAGCCTCTACGACTATACCTTCCAAGACATCCTCTGATGCCCTTCCAGTCCTCAGATGCACTCGATGACCAGATGCTTCTGGACGGAAGCACCGGGTTCTCTGCCGGCGTCATTTCCGCTACCCGGCCTGATGCCATTCCAGCAACCAGCATGGAGTCGGCCATCAACATGGACTATGACGATTTTGGAAACATCGTCACCAGAGTCGGCAGTTCATCTCTCTCGGGCAATCCAGCCATTGATAAATGGGAAAACATCGTACAAAATTGGGAGTCAGTTTCCTCTTTCTTCGGATCCAACCTTCCGACCAACGCCACGGTCTTCTCCGGTTTCTACTTCGACACAGCAGCGTCTGAACGGATTGTCATTGCGGTCAACGACACCATAACCAAAGCACTCTACTATGGGTCTCCATCGGCCGCATACGCCCTGATCTCAGGAGCATCAATCTCATCCTCGTCCACCTACGTCTACTTCGCACAGCTCAACGACAATCTGTTCTACTCGGACGGAGTCGGGGCACTCGCCTACATCTCGTCCGCCAATGCCTACGTTGCTGCCACCGCCGGCAAAATCAGTCGCATCGATGTCATCAATCAAGGCAATAACCTTTCGGCCATACCAACCATCACCATTGCCGCTCCACCAAGCGGAACGACCGCAACGGCACAAGCCATTGTAGCCGAAGGTAAACTGGTAGCCATCAACATCATCAATCCAGGCAGCGGGTATACAACCGCTCCTTCGGTGAACATCAGCGGCGGTGGCGGTCCTCACGCAGTCGCATACGTCTCGCTCACACCCCCATCCAAGCCGCTCTACCTCGTCAGCCATACCAACAGGCTCTGGTGCGCTTCAGCCGACACAGCAAACCCGCCTGACACCCTCTACTTCTCGGACATCCTCGACGGAGAATCATGGGATCCTCTCGGCTCGGTCAGGATTGGGGGCGATGGAGATCCCATCAAGGGTCTCTACTCTTGGTTCGGCTACCGCCTCGTCGTCTTCAAGGAACGCTCCATCTGGGCCGTCGATGCCGACCCAACCCAAGATCCAGCAGACTGGTCCATCAGCCTCATCAGCGGCAATATCGGATGCTCCTCGCACCGCTCCATCGCCGCTGTCGGCCCTGATGTCTTCTTCCTCGCCCGCGACGGCGTCCGCTCCCTCCAGCAGATCCAAGCAGGTACGCAGACCAGCATCGGGCTCGCACTCTCTAGCCCGATCAACGATCTCATCAGCAAGATCAACAAGACCAAGCTGGACCTCTGCGATGGTGTGTTCTGGAACAACCGCTATCTGCTGGCGGTTCCATTCGTAACAGATCAACCATTCATCCTCGGAACAGAAACCGAGTTTGCCCTGCTCACCGAGAACTCCGTCGAGATTGCTCTCGAAGGATCCCTCAACGAGAACAACGCGATCCTCGTCTACCACTCACTCGCCCGCTCTTGGCTTGGGTATTGGGATAACTGGATCGTCAACGATTTCATCCCGACCTCGTTCTCTAATCTTGGACCGATCCTCATGTTCGCCGGTGATATCGTCTCGGTCGCTGCGGGTGCGGGCCAAGTCTGGTCTTTCAACGATTACCTCCCAGGAACCCGTACCGATCCAGTCGCATCATCGGTCTATCTCGATGGCGGATCCAGCTACGCTTCAACGGTCATCACGAAGGCGTACAACCTGGGCGAACCCATACCGGACAAGATCGGCTACAGCATCCAGTTCGCTTTCGACAATCCGTACACGACCTCAAACACGACCGCCGCGATCTCGCTGGCCAAGAACATGAGCGAGACATTCTCCACCTTGGACTCCGCACTCTTGATCACGAACTCCCAGAAGTTCCTCAAGGCGTACAACCTCATCAGCCAAGGAAGGTGGAACACTCTGCAATTCAAGGTTGTGACCACAAACGGCAGGCTTTCCCTGCAATCCACGATCCTGTCCGGATTCGTCGATTCCGTTCGCCCGCAGCAATGACGCCGCACCCGACCATCATCGCAGCCGCCAAGCTGCTCAAGGAGAAGTGGCCCACTTGTTCCACATGGAACAATGAGGAGTTGCTCAACTGGATCGGGATCTTTAACAAGGTCCGCCAGTTCGGCATCGTCCAGAACGAGAATGGAGAATGCGTCGGGGTCGGTGCCGTCAGGTTCTTGAACTCGGTCGAGGAGGCAAAAGACATCAACAACAACTTTGCGGACGGCCATATCGCTTGGATCGAGATGGTTGTCGGAACGGAGCCGAGAGCGGTTCAGACCCTCTGGCTTGCCATGATGAACATGTGTTCGGAGAACGTGACCAAACTGGGCGGTGTCCGGAAGGGCGTTTCTCGTTTGTATGATTTCGAGCGGTACTTCAAACTTCTGATGAACGAGAGGATTTGCTATGGGAGGAACATACAGAGCGCCTGATTTTGCCGCAGCCAACCGAGAGGCCGTCATGGCTCAAGCGGAGACGTTTCCGCTGATACGCGAAATTGAAGCAGCATCTCGAATTGGTGGTAAGGTAAAGGTTCCGGTCTACAAAGACGGAGAAAAAACCGGACAGTTCAAGGAGGTTGATTTTGGCGATATCTCCGATATTGCCATGACTGCGAAACTTTCGAGAGAGCTTATGGCTCTTGCTCCTGAGCAGGCTAAACAACAGCTTGCTGCTGCTGAAGCAACTGGAACCAAGTTCGCAGAGCAGAGGCGTCGGGAGCTTTCTGCCGTAGATCCTTATCGGTATGCTCTGTATGACCAGTTCCTACAGGACATCAAGACCGGAAAAACCAATCTCCCCGAGACCCAGATCCAAGCTCCCACCTACGAGCAGGTGGCAATGCCCACCGGCCCGAGCGATACCGGTGCCGCCAAGTCCATGCGCGGCGAACTGGAACGACAGGTCCAGCGCGGCCTCGCCCAGACCGGCACCCTGGATCCGTCAGTCCTCCGGGCAGTCGAACAGGCTGCTCGCGCTCGCGGCGCTGCCACCGGCAACCTCCTAAGCAATGCCCAAGCCTTCCGCGAGGCTCGCGCCGTCGGTGAAGCAATCGCCAACGCCGATGTCCAGCGGAGGTCACAAGCCCTTGGCCTGCTCCAGTCCGGCCAGACCACCAGCGACACCGCCAATCGTCAGGCGCAGGAAGCCTTCCAGAACATCCTCGCAGCCACCGGCCAGCGGAATACCGCCCAGCAGCAGAGCTTTGCGGGTCAGATGGCGGCACAGCAGCAGCGTCAGGGTGTGCAGCAGCAGAACATCGCCAACATCCAGTCCGCCCTTGGTCTCCAGCCAATCGTGTATCAGGCAGGCCAGCTTGGCGGTCTCCAGCAAGGCGCTTCTCCGTTCGCCCCGCCGCAGCTCATGCAGGGCATGCAGCAGGCGGGTCCGGGCGAACTCATGCGTTTAGGATCCAGCTTCGCATTGACGAACGCGCAAAACCAGTTCGCCGCCTCGCAGGCAGGTTCTCCGCTTTCGATCTTCCAAGGACTTACCGGAGGCATCGCCAATCTTGGTTCCGCTTACGGAAACTACATGCGGTCAGGGCCCTAGTTCATGGCCTCAGATTTCTTTATCTTTGGACCCGAAGGCGGCGAAACGACCGAGATGGGAACATCGGTCGGTCCCAACATGCTGGAGAGGTATCCCATCTTCCTCCAGCCTGAGCCGACGCCCGGCGATCCCGCGCAGCTCATACTCAACAGTCCGCCGCCGCCACCTCCTCCAGCTCCTTCCTTCGCCGCTCCACCGGCGTTTAGGCTCCAACCCGCTTTCGGACCTGTTACTCCTTCGGGCTATGCGGAGCTGCCGGTGGATCCGATGAGCTACTACGCAGGACCAACCGCTCCGGAACTGTCGAATGTCCAGACTTTCACTCGTCCGAGAGTGGAACAGACCGCTTTTGGACCTGTGACTTCTTCGGGCTATGCGGAGCCTACTCCATCACCGGAAAGCTACTACGGAGGAGACATCCAGCCCGAACTCTCTAACGTCAGCACCGTCACCCGGCCACCGGCGCAGCAGCCCGCAGCACCCGCATCTCCCAAACAGACGGGGGGCGGGGGGCAGGCGAAGACGCCGTCCAAACAGCTCTATGCTCAAATCGGTGATCTTCTTCCAGGACAAGCGGGTGCCCGTGTCGGAGATCCTCTTCCTCCTGATAGCTATGGAAATCAATGGGTCTGGGATCTTACGCTTCCGGGGCTTGGATATTTCAAAACCCCTCCTGCTGGCGGCGTCGAGGAGTTGACCCCAGAGGAGGTCGCCAAGCTCCTTGAGGGCCAGACCCCAACCACTTCAACCGGGACCACCGGAGCCCCAGGTACAGGAAGCCCTACTCCCGGGACCAGTACACCAGACCTGCTGCCAACATCGCCCACAGTCGTCCCGCAATTCACGGTCACACCGCCCACCTATTTTGAGCCGGAAAAGCCCGATGGGTACTTCCCAATCGACCGCACATCCCAGCCATCCACACCGCGACCGGTGCGAGGGATCGAATACACACCGCTCAACCCCCTGCGAACCGTACCATTGCCGCAGCGGGCAACCGATGATTTCATTCCAGAATCCTACAACACTCCGAACTACATCCAGTACGATCCCGACGAGATCCTCGCCGCTGCCATGAGGGCCATCGGCAACCAGAGGATCCGCCAATCAATCGTGGATCAAGCAATGGAGAACAGGATGCTCGAAAGAATGAGAGGCTGATATGGCAACAAATACCGAAGAGATCCGCAGAAAACTAGAGGCTCAAGCCAGCCAGCGCGTCAACCCGCTGCTCAAAGGTCTCTCCATGCTCACGGGAGGCATCGCCGGTGAATTGACGGGGACCAATGAACAGATGCGTCAGCAGCGTCTGGCCAAGCGGGCGCTGATGGAGGAGCAGATGGCCGCGCTTCGGGAGGAGCGCATGATGGAGTACATGAAGACCCAAGAGGCTGAGAGGTTGAAAAGGCAGCTTCAGTTAGACGAGGCGCAGAGGCTTGCAGCATCAAAAATCCGTAAACAAGAGCTTGAGGAAAAGCGAGAAGCTCAACGTCCCTCATTGGTTGGTTACTTAAAGGCTCGTCCTGATTATCAGCTTGGTGGATCAATGGCCATGCCGATTCCTGCTCTTGAAGATACCGAATCTCTTGAAGAGCAGGTTGCTTACGAAAAGACCCGTGAGCAACAGGAACAAGAGGCTTACAACAGGGCGCGTCAGGCAAAGCAAGACGAGGGTAGGGTTTATGTCAGCCGTAACGCCTCCGGTGATGTCAGCGTTCAAGGCCCCGCTGATCTTGTTGGGAAATTCCAGTCCTTAAATCCTAACTTCTTTGCAAAAATAAAGAATTCTCCATACAAGGTTTCGATGCGGGAGACCGAGGACGGAAGATCGTTCAATGTTGATTTTGGTGAAATGACCGCAGATGAAATTGAAAAAATCGCGCCTCAACTTGAAAAAATGAGACAAGCCTACGGTGTTTCATTTGATTCTCAAGGTGTGCGTGATAACGCTGCAAATCAACCTGCTATACCGATCAAAGGCCCAGTTGCTAAGAAAGGAGAACCTCAAGTAAATCGTGGAACCGGAGATACAAGGAGGGGTGCAGCGGCAGCGATTGCGGAAGAACAAGCTACTTCTGAGACCCCTGCGACCGCTGCCGACATGTATGGCCCGCTTTCACCAAGCGAACAATTCGTTCAAACCGGAAGACGGCTCGGTGCGCTAGAGGGACGAGGTGGTGCCTCCACTTACGGAGCCCAACAAACCCTGACCGGACCGTTTTATGAGGCGGTTGCATCAGAGCTTGGCGTTCAACCAAAACGACTTGGACAGGAAAGCGCCATTGTCAAAGGAGCAAAAGCCGTAGTGGCCAGCGAGTTTCCGACTGAAGCGTGGAACAAACTGCCTCAAGAGATCAAAAACAAGATCTACATCGAGGCTCTCAATAGGTCTGCCGCTCAAATGGCAGCGCCTCCGAAACCGTCCATGTTCAGTTCTGGATACGCTGAATCACCGTTTGCACCATACTCCTACAGCCGATGACCAAGGAACAGCGTGACTGGCTGATCGAAAACAACCTCGATCCAGAAGTCTATGACATAGACGCAGAGGGAAATGTCTTTGAGAGCCCAGTCATGGGCAAGACTGAGGCGTTCTTTAGGTCTGCTGCCGCAAGTGCTGTTCCAGCTATCGCTTCAGTTCCTGTAGGTGTTGGGGGTTTTGCTGCTGGTGCTGCCGCTGGTGCCCCATTGGGGCCTGTAGGCATGACAATCGGTGGAATTGGTGGAGCATTGCTTGCTGGTGGAGGAACCGCCTACGGGGTCAGCAAAGGTCAAGAAGCCTTGCTTGAGAAGTACTCACCCGAGACGCTCCAGAAATTAGCGCAAGCTCAGGAAGAACAGCCAGTCGCTTCGTACCTTGGAGGTTTTGCTCCCACCGCGCTGACCGCTCGCCCGTCAGTCAAAGGACTTGCCGAATTGGTTCGTCCGCTCCAGCGCGGAACCACGATTCGTGAGGCGATTACCAAGCCCGGGTTCTTGGACCCTGCACTCAATGTGGGCGTCAATGTAGCCCAAGCCACAGGCCAGCAGATTGCAGATGTCACCCAAGGAGGAGAGTTCTCAGGTAGCCGACTTGCCGCAGATGTGGCTCTTGGAACGCTCTTCAATCGCCCGACAAGACTCGGACGCAAACTAGGTCTTCCTGAAGGTCCGCAGGAAGGTCCAATCCAAGAGAGGAATCTTGAGGAAGCAAGGACTCGTCTTGGGCGCGAGAAGGCTGAAGTTGAGAGGATTACCGGCGAGATGGATATCGAGGCCGAAAGAGTTCGCGCTCTTGGAGAGCAGCCTCCAGCCCCAGAACAAGTAGGCCAAGAGCTTCAAGCTCCTGAGCAGTTCTTTGGAACGGAGATGGAGAAACGGAATCGGCCCATCAGCGCGGAACGAGTCGCCAAGCAATACGAGACCTGGTGGAAGTCGCAGACTGAGCCCACCGAGAAATTGATCCGTGAAGCAGCCAACAGCGTGAAGGTTCGGATGCCAAGGGAGCGAATCCGAGAGTTGGCCAACGATCCCGATGTGGCTCGCGTGATCAACGATCCGACAACTCTTCCTGAGTTCGTTTCAAGACAGTACCAAGAGGGTCTTGAGGACGCCTATGAGCAAGTGATGCAGCAGCGGAAGCTGGCTGAACGGTTTCTCACCGCAGAGGAACGTGCTGACATCGCCCGAATGGAGGAAATAAAAGGAAGGATTGCGGCACAAAAAGCATCTCCAGAATATCGAGGTCAACAGATGGGTGCGGCTAGAGAACGAGCCGCTGCTTTTACTCCTCAAGGTGGGACTAGGATTGCTCCTAAAACGTGGATGACTGGCCTGACCGAACAGGAAGCACTTAGTTCCGCCGCAGGAGCAGAGCGTTATCTTGAGCAGGCCAAGCAAACCGGGAACGCCAAAGCGATTCAAGCAGCTCAAGAAATTTACGACAAACTGTACTCGCGCCTGCAACGCGAAGGCGATGGATCAAGGATCACTCAGCAAGATGTTGACTTCGCCGCAAAGATTGCTTCCAGAAGGAATCTGACCATTGAACTCGACCGGCCTTTTGCTGGATCGACCGAGATCCGTGGCATCTACATGACCGATCCCAACACCGGGAATCGCATCGTGCGGGTCAACCCGCTCATGGCAACTCGGGATACAGCCATCCATGAGATCGGTCACGACATCTTCCGTGGTGTCACCAATCCTTCAATGAAGAAGTCCCTGCTTGAAACCGCTAGGGACAGCCAAGCCTACAAGAACGAGCTGATGGCCCGCGCAGATGAAGTGGCTCAAGGAAAACTCACTCTGCAAATGGCCGAACAGATCGCCCTTGAGGAGGGGCTGATCCAAGCCTATGGAGAGCAGGTTCCAAACATCAAGCGCAGCGAACTCCGCTCTTGGTTCTTGGGTCTCAAAGCCTCGATGAGGCAGTTGATAACGGGCAAGATGAGCCCAGAGGATGCCATCGCGTGGATGCATTACGCGACCACGGAAGCTGTGCCGTGGAACCCAAAGACACCTACCACGAAAGCGGGTGAAGAGAGAATGCAGAGGGGTGATCAACCTCAAACTATTTCAGAGCGCAGAGCTGCTGCCTTTGAAAGGTTCAAGGAGTCAGTTCCAAAGTCTCAAGCGGAGATGATGGAGAGTGGACGAATCTTTTCTCCAGATGTCAGGGCGCAACTTGAAGCCCTTCAAGCTGGTGGAACACTCGACAGGGAAGCGTTGCAAGCCGCAATCAACCGAGATATCCCGGTTAGAAAAATTCCCGATTTTTCATCGCAAGCACTTCCAAACTTCCAGACAATTCGAGACTCGCTTAGTGATCCAAGGAAAAAAGCCAATGTCGGAAAGCTAAGTGAAATACCCGCTGGATCTGAAATGACACTTAGGCAGGACGTTCCTGCTATGACTGATTTTGGTATTGGTGTTGTAACCGGAACCAGCGGAGACAAAACCACATACGAGCCGTTCATTCGTGTTAGGAATATCAAAATGGTTCCCACGAAAGGAATGGAAACTCAGTCACTTAAGATAGGTGCTGGTGCTGGAAAAACTCCAACAATAGTTGCAAAAGGGACAAAGCACGAATCGCAAACAATCCCTAGCGACATAAACACTTGGACTCAAGTTGGATTTAATCCTGACAGGCATTCTTACTTTTATGATCGAGCTGATGGAGTTACTCCTGTTGTCGGAGGTGATGAAGCTATTCAAATTGGAAACACCATTTTTGTAAAAAACGCACAAACAAAAGATCCAACCAGTTTCCGATACCAACGCGAGAAAACCAAGACCCGTAAGTTTGCCGGACGGGTGGCTGAATCAGAGACAGTTCCAGAGGAGGTTCGCCAGACGGTCAAGGAGTCGCCCGAATCTCAGTACGAGACGCAGAATATGGCTGAGGTGCGAGATCGCGCTTCAACCATGTCGCTCTCCGACCTAAACGCCGACATGACCGACCAGAACTCCAATACCAGAGTCGCTTCTGGTATGGAAATCTTCGGTCGCCAGATCCGGTCCGGAGACATGCTCGGCGCTAGCAAAACCGCGCTCGCTCTCGCAAAGAGCGGAACCACTTGGGGCCAGCTCATCAACCAGTTCAAGCTCCTCAATTCATCTACCCCAGAAGGTCTGGTCCGACTCGTCCAGCTATCCATGGACAAGAGGAACCGGGGCACCATGACCGATGTTCAAGCCGCCGTCCTCATGGACGGAATGAACAAGCTCAAGGCCGCCGACGAGCAAATGCTAGTCGCCCAACAAGCAGCCCGTGACGCATTTGGATCCAACGATTACGCAGCTACAATCCAAAGCCTCAAGCAATTGGATTTGGCCGACGCAAAACGCGCCGAAGTGGACATGTTCCTCAATGAGGCGATTGCCAAAATCAATCCAGCCGACGCAGCAGACCTGTTTATCTCGATGGTTCAAGGGTCTGTTATGAGTCCGATCTCCATTGTCAGGAACATCGTTGGAAACCTGATCAACTACCCGTTACGAGAGATCGGTGATTTAGGGGCCTACCTGATCGATGGGGCGCTTTCCAAGGACCGTAACAACTCGTTCAATATCAGAGCTAGATACGTCGAGCGTCTAAAGGCGTTCTATCAATCTTTGCCGGCAGCAAAGAAAGTCCTGCTCAAAGGATCTAATGTCATGCCGTATGAGGTTGGAAACGACATCGGGAACCCACTCAACTTCCAGCGGGCATGGACAAGAATTGCGGATGATCTAGCAGCCGGAAAAGTAGGCTCTGCACTGTCCCCTCGAAACCTCACGGAGGCAACCATCGGTATTCTCCCTGACATCATGCTGCGACTCACGCAGGCCACGGACCTTCCATTCCGTCAGGCTGAACGGGCAAGGATCATCACCGAAGTAGCGAAACAGAAGGGATTGTCGGACTCACAGATTCAGATCGCATTGCGTGATCCGAAGTTGGCTTCCATTACTGAGGCCGAAGCCGCTCGCGGACGCAAGGGATTCAACGAGGATGATCTCGCCGTCATCGAATCCGAGTCGGCCAAAGCCGTGTTCCAGCAGGACAATGTGGGAACCCGTAGCGCATCCGGAATCAATCGCTTCATCCGCAAGGAGTTCGGGGCTTTCGGATACATCCCGTATCGCCTGCTCTTCCTGTTCCAGAAGACGCCCATCAACGTGGCGGCAGAGGCCCTGCAATTCACGCCGGCAGCCGCGCTCCAGAATTGGTCGAAGATGACCCCTCGCGAACGGAACATTGCCGCTTCGCGAATCGTACTAGGAGCCATCGCAACCACAGCTTTCGGATACCTCTACCACAAGGGGGTGATGACCCCAAACCTCGACACCCCAGGTGAAACAAACAAGGCTCGTGAGTTGGCCAAAGCTGGTGGCGTTCAACCTCCAGGAACTCTCAACCTCACAGCCCTCTCTCGCCTCTTGAAAGGTGAAAGCAGCGAGTTCAAACCGGGTGACACCGTTGTTGACCTTTCCTCTCTCGGTACCGCAGGCGCACTCGGCATCATGGCGGGGACTTCTCTCCGTCAATCTGAGCGAAGCCGCACCAATGAGGAGTACCTGACCTCGATGATGAAGGCGGTTCCTACCTCTGGTCTCAATTTCATCACGGAACAGCAGTTCCTCAAGGGTGCCAGCGACTTCATCAAGCTGCTCTCCCAAGAATCGACGACCTCGTTTGATCGACTCATCAAAAACTACGCGGTCACGGCCGCAAGCCCTGTCGCTCCAGCTATCCTTGGGGCCATTCGACGGGCCGAACGCGACAAACTGCCGGTCACAGGCAGTCAGAGCTTCATCACCGACACCATCAACGAGCTGAACCAACGCTACGCAGCCCTTGGCTTGGCAATTCCGGGTGCAAAAGACCCGAATGCCATGCCCGTTCGGCGCGATCTGTGGGGTGAAGCCGTCGCGCAGACGCCAAAAGGCAACAATCCATGGGTCTACCAGTTCTTCAACGCATGGAAGGCGCGAGACATTGATGCCGATCCGCTGAACACCGCCATTTACACGGTTTGGCGCAGGACGGCGGACAATCAGGCCATTCCATCGGTGCCCAATCCGTCCCTGACATACAGGCAGAAGACATACGAGCGGATGAGCCCTGAGCAGTTCGACCGATACAGCGAATTGGTCGGTAAATACCGCAGATTGCGGGCAGAACAGGAGTTCATGCGCGGTCGGTTCCAGCAAGGTGGCGACGAACGCAAACTCAAGCTCCTGCAACGCGCCTATGACGATGGTTTGCTCATAGCCAAACGCCAATTCCTTCGGGAACTCGCCCAATCCGGCCAGTCCCTGATCCCGCTGGCACCGCGACGAGGCTTCCAAGAACAGCCAGAGCAAGAATAATTCTAAATTCTTCTGGACAAGGGCGGGGTTGCCGCTAGGGTGGGGGCGTGAGGGAGCGATCAATGCTCCGCTCGCCAAAGGAAACATGAACCTACCACCCCCCACCGCAGTATCAACGCAACCCCCATCGGTCGGCATGTACGACCACCTCACCGACCCACTCACCGCCATCGAGAAGATGGGTGAGTGGATCGCCTCATCCGGCATGCTCGGATGCACCAAGGTCGAGCAGGGCAAACTCATCGCGTGGCAATGCGCCGCCGAACGCAAGACCCCGTTCGATTTCAAACGCGAGTACCACATCATCAACGGCTCCTTGAGCATGCGCTCCGACGCAATGCTCGCAGGCTACCGCGCTCGCGGCGGCAAGGTCTTCTGGAAGCAGTTCGACGCGCGAGCCGCTGTCGCAATCTGGAAGTACGACGGCAACGAGTGCGAGATCGGCTTCACCGAGAACGACGCGAAGATCGCCGGACTCCTCCCAGCCAAGCCCGGTTCCGGGTGGGCCAAGGATCCGTCCGCCATGCTCCGCGCCCGCTGCATCAGCAAGGCCATCCGCATGCTCGCACCCGAAGTAGTCGCTGGCATCTACACCCCAGAGGAAACGGAAGACTTCACCCCCGCTCCCTCTGAAGTCGCCGTCACCCCGCCCCGCTCATTCGACTTGGTCACCAAGCTGGAGGCTCTCTTTGAGGCCCGCGAGGTGGAGGTCAATGCACTCCTCGTCAAGGCTGGCCGACTCAAAGACGGTCAGACCTTCCGCGACCTCGATGATGTGACCGCTTCACGCTACTGCAAGAAGCCCGACCTCATCCTGTCCAAGCTGGTCACCATCGAGCCCGCAATCGCAACGGAGGTGTCCAATGCCTGAGATCGCGCACAACCTGCCGGCCTCGCAGTACCACGGACGCAAGGCCCTCTCCAAGTCTGGCCTCGACCAGTTCCGCAAGAGCCCAGCCCACTTCCGCGCATGGCAGGACGGAACCTCCGATCAGGAGGTCACCTCTGCCATGGAGTTCGGTACCGCTGCCCATATGTCGGTCCTTGAGCCGGAACTGTTCTACAAGCGGTACAAGCTCTTCACCAGCGACCGCCGTGCCAAGGAGGGCAAGGCCGAGTACCAAGGAATCGTGGACTCCGGGATGATCCCGTTGGCCCCCGATACATGGGACTCGCTCGTCTACCTCGCCACCAGCGTCCACGCTCATCCAGCCGCTGCGTCCGCTCTCAACTCATGCACCAGTTTCGAGGTCTCTTACTTCGATACCTGGAACGACATCGCGGTGAAGGCCCGCATCGATGGCCTATCGCAAGACGCCATCATCGACCTCAAGACCACCCAGGACGCCTCACCGCAGGCATTCGGCAAGTCGGTCGCTCAGTTCCGTTATCATGTCCAAGCCGCATGGTACCAGCGCATCACCGGCATCAACCGCTTCATCTTCATCGCCGTCGAGAAGGAAGCCCCGTTCGGTGTCGCTTGCTACGAACTCGATCAGCAGGCCATCGATCTCGGCAACGAGATCATCGACTCGCAGCTCTCGCTGTTCCGCGAGTGCCAAACCCTCAACTCATGGCCGTGCTACGCATCGACCGTGCAGTCTCTCTCGCTGCCTGCGTGGGCAGCTCGTCAGGATCCGCAACAATAACAACTAACAACGAAAGTAACATACATGAAGTTCACAGTTGATCGAAGCCAAGCCGAAGTGAAGCCCTTCCCGGGTCCCGGCGAATACACCGTCGTCGTCTCGTCCGCCAAGGACGATGGCCTCGACAAGAACGGCAATGCCGTCGTCACCCTCAAGTACAAGGGTTCCGCTGGCGAGATCGTCAGCGACCGCTTCGCCCTCAAGGAGACCCTGATGTGGCGTGTCCAATCCCTTATCAGCGCCACCGAAGCCAACATCGATGATGGGCAGGAGTTCGACTTCTCGGTGAGCGGAGCCTTCCACGGCTTCCTCTCAGGGTTCATCGGCCTCTCGATGGTCATCGTGCTGGAAGAGGAGAAGTACACCGACAAGAACGGGGCAGAGCAGACCACGCTCCGTGTTCGTCGCATGAAGAAGGTGCCGGCCGACAACGACACCATCTGATCAGTAAACAAAAGCCCCCGGAGGTATCAGCCTCCGGGGGTGAAACATGAATAAGTCCCTATCAGCGCACAACGCAACGAATCGTTATGCAAGAGCAAGATCAATCCGGATCCGCAGAAAAGCAAGCCTTTCTCCTCCGACCCTACCAGCAGCGAGCCGTCGAGTGGGCTATCTACAGTTCCGGTGGAGGACTCATCATCGCTCCCGCCGGATGCGGCAAGACCCTCATCGCTGCTTCGATCATCAAACGCGCTGCCGAACAATACCCAACCCTCTCCTTCGGCTGGCTCGCCCCCACCCGCGAAACCTGCCAGCAAGCAATCGCTGCACTTGAAGCGGTCGGAGTGAATCCAAACCGAGTCGAGGCCCGATGCCCGCATGAGTCGGTCGATTTTTCCAAGAAGGCAGTTGTGATCGTCGATGAGGCAAAGCATGCACCTGCCGATTCGTGGCGCAGGATCATCGAGTCATGCACAAATGTTTACGGCTTCGACGCCACTCCTTGGGGTGACGATGCGGAACGAAACACGATCCTACGCAACCTCTTCCGGAACAACGTCTACGAGATCACGAGGGATGATATCGCCGGTGTGCTGGCCCATGCCACAGTCTATCTCTCTTCAGCCTCCGACCTGATGATCCAACAGAAGATCGATGACCATATCGAGAGGCTGTTTAGGGATCGCAAACGCTACATGCGGATCCGCGCGGCCGAACTCAGAGCCATGTGCGCTTGGGAAGCGATCACCGACATCGGAATCTGCGCGAACCAGCGAAGGAATGACGCCGCGATCATGTTCGCGAATTGCGGTGCCAGCCAATCACCCACCCTTGTCCTCGTACCCAGGATAACCCTTGGGGAGACCTACGCGATCCGGATCAATGGTTCCGTCCTCGTCCACTCCAAGATGCCGAAGAAAGCGCGGCGAGAAGCTATGGAAGAGTTCCGCACCGGCAACATCAAGACCATGATCGCCACCTCGCTGGCCGACGAGGGATTGGACCTCCCTAACGTCAAGACCCTTGTGATGGTGTCCGGAGGCAGGAGCGTCCAGAAAACCATCCAGCGGGCCAGCAGGGCGCTGCGGCGGGCACCCGGCAAGAACGAAGCCTACATCCACGATTTCAAGGACACGTTCCATCCGCTCGCACAGGCGCATGCGAAGAAACGGCTCAAATGCTACCAGCAACTCGGATGCGCCATCGCATGAGTACCGCCTGCACCATCATCGCCATCGCACTCATGCTGCCGGTCTGCACCCTGATCGGCGTCTGGGTAGGCCACCACCTCACCATCAAGTCCCAACAAACCAATGAACAATTTACGCGCAGATGATGTAAGAGATAGCATGCCGCTTTTCCGAAGCGGATGTGGCGGTTCAATTCCGACCTCTGCGCTCCAACTTACCATTTCCAAATGCAACGTGCATCGGGCAATCGAACTGAACAAACTATGGCATTCACGCCTACCGAAAGTTGAATGGACGAATGTTGTGCGAGCAAGCCCATCATTATGCTTTATTGCTGAACACAATGAATTGGCCTACGCAACCGCAATCTGGTCTGCCCCGTGCGCTCGTTTGTTGAATGGTCGCAACTGGCTGGAACTTCGCCGACTAGCCATCGCTAACGATGCACCGAAAAACACGGCTACACGAATGCTAAAGGTAATGCGTATAATGATAGTCCGAGAACTTCCGCAGATCGTAAATCTGATAAGCTATCAAGATACCGAGGTCCATACTGGAACCATTTACAAGGCGGCTGGATGGATACCAACTCACAAAACAAAAGTTGAGGACATACGATGGGGGAAAGGTGGCAGAGTACGAAACTCTATTGTAGCGACCGGAGAAAAAATTAGATGGGAATACAACCTCAATGGAAAAAATGCCTTAGATGTTCACAGCAACTCGAATGGTCAATCGACAGAAAACACCTCGTTCACTCAAATGGAAATGTTGAGTGCGAATCAAAACCAATGAACAAAACAATCGTATCCTGTGATCCGGGCGTGAACGGCGGGTTCGCCATCCACACATCGGACGGCATCCTCCTGTTCCCGATGCCCGAATCCGTACCGGACATCCACCAACTCCTCACCGGATTCAAGGTGGCCGACTCCCACCTTTGGGTCGAGAAGGTGCCAAAGTTCGTGAGCAAGCTCACCCCAGCCTCCGCGGTTGCTACCCTCCACGAGAACTACGGCATCGTCCAAGGACTGGCCTACGCGCAGGGCTATGCGCTCCACCGAGTCGAGCCCAAGGTCTGGCAGGAACCACTCGGACTCGGAGGTCGAAAGGCATGCGCCACCGGCCCGGAGTGGAAGCGCAAGCTCAAGGCCAAGGCACAGGAACTCTACCCCCACCTGGATGTCACGCTCGGCAATGCCGATGCCCTGCTCATCCTGCACTACGCATTCGGGGGTGGTCGATGACAGCACAACGAGGGTTGAGGAGAACAAGCCATGAGCGATAAACACACCATGCCGTCGCACCTAGTGGGGCTTGAGGCAGAAGTGCAGCAGCTACGGGTGCTGAACGAACATCTGAGGAACAGGAACGGCCAGCTCAATGACCGGATCAAACACCTGATCCGGCTGGGCCTAGAGACATCGCAGTACGGTCTCACCAAGCACCGCGAACTCTGGGAGCAGGAGGAGGAGTTGTGACCAACGAGCAGTTCAACCAAATCGCATTCGTCTACCGCAGCCAGAAGGGCTGCGTCAAAGTTGTCGGCATGCTGGAGGCCAAGGAATACGACGGCAAACCAGAATGGGAACACCTTGCTTCTCTCGATGCTCACCGCTGGATCGAGTGCCTGCTCCGCAGCTCGCAGAAACAACGAGCGGAACAGATCAGGGAGATACTCAAATGACCTACTCACAAGCCGGCCAGTTGCCGCATCACCAGTACTGCTGGGTCGATTCATCCTTCATGGGATTATCTGAGGGCTTCCTGCCGTGCATCTGGTTCGGTTTGACCTCCATCCACGGCAGGATGTGGGGCTGCACCGTCCTGCTCGAATGCGGAGCCGTCTACCGATCCATACCACCACATGCCCTAGCCTTCAGCCCGACGCCAGAACCCGAATGGCGACCGCAACAAGCTCAACGCTGGGATTGCTACGGCAGCGATTTCAGCACCATCGAGTACACCTTCCTTCGCGGACTTGAATGCCAAGTCAAGTGCGAGGACGAAATCCTCGTAGGAGATTATCTTTTCACGGCCGCTCCCATCGGAGATAGCTGGAGCCGACAACCGGAC